GAGTACAAAGAGGTATTCCCAAAAACGCTTGTGGCAGACGATCAAAAGGCAGCAGGTAAATGGTCAACTTCAGCCGGAGGCCAATACTATGCCGTCGGAGTCGGCGGCGCTCTTGCCGGTCGTGGTGCTGATCTATTTGTTATTGACGATCCTCATTCAGAACAAGACATAAAGGCCAACTCACGGGCGACGTTCGATAATGCGTGGTCGTGGTTCCAGACTGGCCCGTTACAGCGTCTGATGCCCGGTGGAAGAATTATTGTAATTATGACCAGATGGTCACTTTTGGACTTAACCGGACGTTTAATTAACTTTCAAATTAAAAACCCAGACTCTGACCAGTGGGAGATTGTTGAACTGCCAGCCATTCTCCACGAGAACACGGAGAGAGAAAAATCGCTTTGGCCCGATCAGTGGCCTCTGGACCAGTTAAAGCAGAAGAAGACTGCGATGGAGCCACGGTACTGGAACGCCCAGTACATGCAACAGCCCACAAGCGAAGCGGCTGCGATGGTCAAAAGAAGTGACTGGCGAATATGGGAGCCAGATGATCCACCCCCGTGTGAGTTCATTATTCAGTCTTGGGACACGGCGCACGAGACAAAAACAACATCTGACTACTCGGCGTGTACGACGTGGGGTATTTGGTACAACGAGGAGGAGGACAACCGACCCTCAATAATGCTGCTCGATGCGTTTAAAGACAGAATGTTGTTCCCAGAGTTAAAAGAGACCGCGCTCAAACACTACCAAGAGTGGAAGCCAGACGCGTTCTTGGTGGAGAAAAAAGCCGCAGGTGCCCCACTTATACAAGAACTGCGTAGAATGGGTATACCCGTCGATGAGTTCAGCCCATCACGGGGCAACGATAAGATTGCCCGACTTAATGCCGTGTCGGATTTATTTGCGAGCGGAGCAGTATGGGCACCAGATCGCCGATGGGCGCGAGATGTTATCGAAGAGGTAGTGGCGTTTCCGGTCGGCGAACATGACGACTTCGTGGACACCATGACGCAGGCGCTCCTGCGGTTCAGACAGGGAGGGTTCATTACGTTGCCAAGCGACGAGCCAGATGAGCCAAGATTCTTTAAATCAGGCCGCAGAGCGGCGTACTACTAGGAGCCATCATGGCAGTGGACAAAGGTTTATATCAAGCACCTATTGGGATCGAGGAAGAGATTGAAGAGGTCATGGGAGAACCAGACCTTGAGATTGAGATTGAAGACCCAGAAGCCGTACGCGTCTCCATTGGCGGAAAAGAGATATTGGCGCTTGAAGAAGGTGAAGACGAGTACGACTTTTACGGCAACCTAGCCGAAGAGATGGGGGAGTCCGAGCTTGAATCGCTTGGATTTGAACTGCTCGATGACATCCGACGCGACAAAGACTCCCGTAAAGACTGGGAGAACACGTATAAGGAAGGGTTAACCCTACTCGGGTTGAAATATGAAGAGCGCACGGAGCCGTGGGAGGGTGCGTGTGGGGTGTTCCATCCGATGATTACCGAGGCGGTTGTGCGGTTCCAGTCCGAGACGATCATGGAGACGTTCCCAGCGCAGGGTCCGGTCAAGACAAAAATCATCGGCAAGGACACACGGGAGAAAGAAGAAGCCGCACGGCGCGTTAAAGAGGACATGAACTACGAGTTGACCGAGCGGATGCCTGAGTTTCGGTCAGAGCACGAGCGGATGTTGTGGAATTTGCCCGCTACAGGTAGTGCTTTTAAGAAAGTTTTCTACGATCCCAACCTCCAGAGGCAGGCGTCGCTGTTTATTCCAGCCGAGGATGTGATTATTTCCTACGGCGCCTCGTCGATTGAGACCGCAGAGCGTGTATCGCATCGGATGTACAAGACCAAGAACGAAATTCGTAAGCTTCAGGTGGCTGGGTTCTACCGAGATGTGGAGATTGGCGAACCACAACGCACAAAAGACGAGATTGAGGAGCGCAAAAACAAAGAAACGGGGTTCAATAGTCTGAACGACGACCGTTATGAGTTGTACGAGTGCCACGTGAACCTCGATTTGGAGGGCTACGAGGACAAAGAAGACGGCGAACCCACGGGAATTGCAATTCCGTACGTCATTACGGTGCTGGGAACCACAGGAACAGTGCTGGCTGTACGCAGAAACTACTACGAGGACGACCCAACCAAGGCCAGACGCGACCATTTCGTGCACTACGTCTACATTCCGGGGTTCGGGATCTATGGATTTGGGCTTTTTCACCTAATTGGTGGTTTTGCCCGGTCAGCTACGTCGATCATGCGTCAGTTGGTGGACGCTGGCACCCTCTCAAACCTCCCCGGTGGCCTAAAAGCCAGAGGACTGCGCATTAAAGGGGACGACACCCCCATCGCTCCGGGCGAGTTCAGGGATGTGGACGTTGGTTCGGGGGCTATACGCGACAACATCCTGCCGCTGCCCTACAAAGAACCCAGTGCGACGCTGTATCAACTGCTCGGTACCATCGTAGAAGAAGGTCGACGGTTTGCCGCTACAGCAGATATGAAGATTTCCGACATGTCTGCGCAGGCTCCGGTGGGTACGACGCTGGCTCTGTTGGAGCGCATGCTCAAGGTGATGAGTGCGGTTCAGGCTCGGGTCCACTACGCCTTCAAACAAGAGTTAAAACTGCTCGCAGCAATCATTCGGGACTACACCGATGACGAGTACGACTATGAGCCGACCGAGGGTGTGCGGCATGCCAAGAAGAGCGACTACGACATGGTGGAGATCATCCCCGTGTCCGACCCCAATGCGGCAACCATGTCTCAGCGGGTGGTGCAGTATCAAGCAGTGATCCAGTTGTCCCAGACTGCGCCTCAGATTTACGACATGCCCCAGCTTCACAGGCAGATGTTGGAGGTGTTGGGGATCAAGGACGCAGCCAAGCTGGTGCCAGTCGAGGATGATGAGAAGCCAACCGATCCGGTGGCAGAGAACATGAACGCGATGAACCTCAAGCCACTCAAAGCGTTCATATATCAGGACCACGAGGCTCATATTGCAGTGCACATGAACGCCATGCAAGATCCGATCATCCAGCAGATGATTGGGCAGAACCCCCAAGCCAACCAGATTGGTGCGGCGCTTCAAGCGCACATCGCAGAACACGTTGGGTTCGCATACCGGCGGCGGATCGAAGAGCAGTTGGGGATTCCATTGCCTGCTCCGGGCGAAGAGATGCCAGAAGCGTTGGAGCTTCAAGTTTCCCGTCTGGTGGCTGAAGCTTCTAAGCGGGTGCTGGCAAATAGCCAAGCACAGGTGGCCCAACAACAGGCTATGCAGCAGGCTCAAGACCCAATTGTGCAGATGCAACAACAAGAACTGGCGATTAAGCAGGGCGAGTTGGCGCTCAAGGAGAAGAAGATTGCAGTTGATGCCGCCGCTAAAGCCGATGAACTTGCGCTTCGTGAGAAAGAACTTGCCGTTAAAGCCGCTCAAGCCGCCGATCAGTTGCAGCAGAAGAGCGAGCTTGAGGGTATGCGCCTTGGTATTGATGTAGCCAAAACCCGCAGTCAACCACGAGGAGGTAATAACCGGTGATTCAAGCTTTCGCAGAGACCCTGCGCAAAAAAATCCGAGAGGATATGAACAACTACGCGGACGACTGCGCAGGCGGTGCGTGCCGTAGCTATGAGGAGTACCAAAAACTCTGTGGCGTGATCCAAGGTCTGGCGCTTGCAGAGGCTCATTTACTTGACCTTGCAAAACGAGTGGAGGAATCCAATGAGTAGTACTGAAACAAATGAAGTAAATGAACAACAAGCAACGCAGTTACCCAAACCAACAGGCTGGAAACTCCTGTGTGCAATACCAGAAGTAGAAGACAAGTTTTCTGGTACGGATCTTTTGAAGCCGGATGCGCTCACTAAAGTTGAAGAACACAGCACCATCGTGTTGTTTGTTATGTCAATGGGAGACGATGCCTACAAAGACACCGCTAAGTTCCCGGCTGGGCCTTGGTGTAAGGAAGGTGACTTTGTGTTAGTTAGGGCTTACTCTGGTACTAGGTTCAAGATCCACGGACGAGAGTTTCGTCTGCTGAACGACGATCAGGTTGAAGCGGTTGTCGAAGATCCACGTGGTTACTCACGCGCATAAGGAGCACAAAATGGCTGAAGCATACAAATTCCCGGATGAGGCGGAAGACGCAAATAATTCCATCGAAGTAGAAACCGAAGAATCAGATATTGAATTAGAAGTTATTGATGACACGCCCCCAGAAGACCGTGGGCGTAAGCCGTTGGATCGGAACGTAGACGATCCGACGGACGAGGAAATCGCTGAATACAGCGAAAAAGTTCAGAAACGCATGAAGGAATTGACACACGCTCGCCACGATGAGCGCCGTGCCAAGGAAGCCGCGTTGCGTGAACGGGAAGAAGCCGCCCGATTGGCTCAACAGTTGTACGAAGAAAACAAGCGTTTGAAAGAGCAATACAACGCTGGGTCCGCTTCGTACCAAGAAGTCGTGCAATCTAAAGCCGAGATGGAGCTTCAGATGGCCCGACAAAAGCTGAAAGAAGCACAGGAAAGTTACGACACCGACCAGATTATTTCGGCACAGGAAGAATTGGCTGCGGCACGGTACCGGCTGGAATATGCAAAAACTTTTAAGCCAAGTGCTTTACAAACCCAAAATGAAGAGGTATATAATCAACCAACGCCGCAAGCGCAGCCTGCCCAGCCCCAAGTGTCTCTCAGCGATGAGGATGTTCGGTGGCAAACCCAGAACCCTTGGTTTGGGCATGATGATGAGATGACCGCTCTTGCTTACGCGGTGCATAAGAAATTGGTCGAGTCCGGGGTGAAAGCCGGTACTGCTAACTATTACGAGCGCGTTGACGCTCGCATGCGTGAAGTGTTTCCCGATTATTTTGGCGAGGCAAGGAAACAGGAACCGAAACGTCCGGCAACCGTTGTTGCTGCTCCAACTCGTACTGCTGGTAAGAAGAAGGTCTCACTTACCAAGTCCCAAGAGGCAATCGCCCGACGCTTGGGTCTTTCAAACGAACAGTATGCCCGCGAAGTCCTTAAACTTAACTCGGAGTCCTAACCATGTCTGGAAGAATTAGTCGTGATGGTGCGCAAGAGCGCACACCTAGAAACCTTCAAACACGTGAGAGCAGCACTCGTGCAGTCTATGTGCCGCCGAGTTCTCTTCCTGCACCCGAGCCTCAACCGGGTTGGAGCTTCCGTTGGATTGCTACGGCAGTTTTAGGCCAAGCTACTCCACAGAATGTTTCCAAAAAGACCCGTGAAGGTTGGGAGCCAGTAAGGGCTGTTGACCACCCCGAGTTAATGCTCGCGCCTGACAAAAACGGCAATGTGGAAGTTGGTGGTTTGATGCTGTGCAAAATGCCCACTGAAATGGTGGACGCACGCAAGGACTATTACGAATCACAAGCCAAAGCCCAAATGGAGTCTGTTGATAACAACTTCATGAGGAACAATGACCCCCGCATGCCACTGTTTAGCGAGACTAAATCCTCAACGACAAGGGGTGTGGGATTTGGAAATGGTTCTAAATAATTTTTAGGAGTTTAACATGGCTTATCCCACTGTAGATAAACCGTACGGACTCAAGCCAATTAACTTAATTGGTGGTCAAGTCTTTGCGGGTGCGACTCGCCAAATGCAAATTGCAACGACGGCTAACGTCGGTTATGGAACAAGCATTTTTTATGGCGATTTAGTAAAGCGTGTAACTGATGGCACGATTGA